ACAATCTGTGGACGTACTAAGTCTTTAGGTATAGCTGGTATCTGCTTACTACGTGTGAGTATAAGTAGAGTTCTATTGAGATATGGTATTAAGAATTCAACAGTAAGTAAACTAAAGAGCCCACCTAATTGCTGTTCTAATTCTAACTGAGTGAGGCGAACCTCTTCTGCAGTTGTGCGTTCTGACTGCCTTACATTTAGTTGCATGAACGCTTCAGCTATCCTTCTCTCTAACTGCTGTGCCATATTAGCTGCAGTATTGAAGTCAGCTGTCTTGCCTACCTGTATAACAGCAACATCTTCAGGTCTACCCTGAACGATTGCACCGTTACCAGCATCGGCTATAGTCTTTGGTTTAGTGGTCGATGATGGTGATACAAGGAAGACAACCTTAGCGGCTGCTGCAGAGCCTTCTACGAGTGCCTGAGAGAGTCCTTCTAAAGACCTCAAGTCTCCAACAAACTCTTCGACTCTTCCTCTACCATAATCCTCACCATCTACTGTATTGAATCGGAGAACTAACCATGGACTTGCATTCTTCGGTGCTGTACTACGGCTGTTAACAAGAATTTGATCATCAGCTTCTTGGTGCCAGACCCAGCGACCAGATTTTTCGTCCAGTTTAACACAGGTGTATACCTCTACGTCGTCTCCATCAGAGCGTGAACTACCGCCCGCAACATTATTGGGGACAGGATCAGGCAGCTCTTTGCCTAATATCTTTCTGCTAATAAGTTCCTTTGTAACTATTTCTAGGACGTTACCGTTTCCATCTCTGCTTACAACATATCTATTAAGTGGATAGTTCTTGAGACCATCCTTACCCATAAATATTAAAGCGTTACCCCCTACAATAAGATGCTTAAGTGCTTGATGTACAACTACTCTATCACTAGAAGCTGCGATGTAATCCATGATCGTTCTCTCAATTTTAGAAAACGATAGATCTAATTCACTTCTAATTTCTTTAGGTAGTTCCTCACCTAACTTGTCATCTCTTACTTGTAGCTTGAAGAATGTAGTCTGAGGCGGTAGCAATGCTAGCATCAATTTAGCTGCTAATGTTACTACTGCCTTAGCTCCTACACTCTGCCATGGAGTAATTAAATTTCGATGATTTATCTTTAAACTTAAATCATCTTGTATAAGATATGGTAACGTGAGCTTCGAGCATTCAACTGCAGTGTCCAGAAACTGAGAACGTTCTGACGTTAAATAATCATATCTCTCACGTGCATTCATTAGTTAATGCCTCCAGTATCTCCACCTATATTTACATCAGTATCAAGTGGTATTCTTAGTTCACTTGTACCTTGAGACATCTCATTCTTAGTTTTCTTCGATTTATCTTCCTTTACCTGTGGATTAATATCCGTTTCTACTGGTGTAGGATCAGGTAACGGAGCTTGTGGTGGCGCAGGTGGGGGTGGTGGTGGTGCTAATGGTGGTGGCGCTGGTAAGTTTATATGCTGCGCGCCTCCTCCACGTCCTCCAAAACACATTAGATTTCTTCCTCCATGATTGATTTAATGTAGTCAATGACGCTGGCTTGACCCGCTCGATACATAATAGATTCGATTGGTTCTTTAGGATGAACTGGTTTCCAACCGAAGTTAGAGTCAAGCCTGCTGATTAGTTCATCCAGTCTAGCGTTGTGTAGCTTAAGCGTATTGAGGGAGATTTGTGTTTGCATGTTCAAAGAAAGCGGGCATTCGTGCCGTCTTGGTGGAGATTAATTCGGGGGCTTTACCTTCATACATTAAGCGATCGCTTACATCCAGCCAGAATTTTTTGTCCAAATATTTACAGGTAGTATTTATACCTAAAGGTTGAACAATCCAATTAATGGTGGCCTTCCTAAGTTTATCCAAAGAAGGAGAAGGAGATAGACCCAACTCAGCACAAACAAGACTATTAGTTCCGACGTGGATCTGTTCGTCGCGCGATATGTCAGCAGATACTGTACGCAAAGCAGCATCCCCATTAAACCTAAAGAAAGGGAGTAGAACGAAGAAGATGGCCCGTTCTGCGACCAAAGCTTTGGTAATTGTATGGTCAGGGTGTGCAATCCAAGCATCTCTTAATAGTTTTCCTTCTTTTTCTTCATTTTCATCTGCGCCTATGGCGTTTACTATGTACTGTAAAGCAATATCATGCTTTATTTCATCTTTAACATTTGATTCAAGGAGTTTGCGGGCGTTATCTGGGACACTCTTTTCAAGTGCCTCAGTAATAAACTCTCCAACTGGCAACTCCATATGGCGTATTGCCAAAGCACGCTTGATGGTTTCTTCTGATCCATCACGAAACGTACCTCTTGTACCTTGGACAGGTGTCCATGTTCTTTTTCTTTCTAATAATGTGTCGTATGGATGTTTTCTCATTACTCTTGACAATCGCAGGTAGGACTTGGTTCGTTTAAAATGTCCTGCAAGTAATCATCGACTTCACCTTGATCTAATGCTGCATATGCATCGGTCTTATCTTGTGTGTCTCCCATCACTTGAAGGCTGTAATAAAGGGAGGTCTGAGGTGACAGTAACCACTCTTCCACGAATTCACGATCGTAGGTTACTACATCACTCCAAGAGTTGAATGAGTATCCGTGAAGAAGTCCCGTATTATCATACATGATCATCAGTTGATCTGCCACTTTCTTGTAAGCATCCCAACCAACTTCACTAGCGATTTCTACATCGCCGTATTGATATCTTTGTACACCAAAGGTACCGCTATCGCGATCAACCCAGGTGCTTATTGGTGGTGCTATTTCAGGAGTAGCTGTAAAGCCATCCAAACTCTCACTCTTATATGAGCAAGAGGCAGTAGGAGCTATAGCAAAAGCTCTTACCATATTATTTTCTTCAGCTATATCAGCAGCTCGTTGGATACCTAGCATAAGGTTGAAAGCTAATTCATACCCTACACCATTACCATACTCACCTCGGTTAACATTCTCTAACTGATCGCCAAACTCTTTATACGTTACTTTATAACGTCCTAAGAGGTTTGCGAGACCGAGTACTCCGAGCCCAACTTGGCGGTCGATATCAGCTGACAGGTATTCTCCAGTTGCTCCAACACCTGTCCTGCTATGGAGCCCGCACAATTCGGACATACCTTCAGCGAAAGCCTGCTCGATGTTTCCTGTAGTACAGGCACTGAGATTGACATGTTGTAACAAGCAGGTCCCGCGTGAGGGCAAGTAAACCTCAAGACAGACGTTGCCATAAATTCTTTCTCCATTGTTGTATTTTACTTTATTAAGCCAGATATCTCCTGACTTTATGCCGTGTAGTAACGCATCCTTTACTTGATTAGATGCACTGTTCCACCATCCCGAATCAATATCGACGCACCTCTTGACCCATGGGAGTTCTGCCCGTGGAGTTGTGATAAACTCAAGGATATCAGGGTGATTGAGATCCAAATGCAAAACCACCGCACCGTTCTTGTAAACTCCGCCTCTTCTAAGTGTTTCATTTAAGGTTGAGTAGATTTTTCCGAATGATACTGGGCCAGAAGCTGTAAGACCTTTGCCGTTTTCTGCTCCTTTGGGACGGAGCTTAGATAGATGGACCGCAACTCCCGCGCCAAATCTGAGTCCATGGGATACATATCTCCATGATTTTTCGATACCATTTTCTCCCTCCATAGAATCCTCTACGACGAAAACGGTGCATGAGACGGGGAGTCTTGATTCAGGATTATCCAACCATGATTGGACCCGTCCTGTACGGGATATTAATTGTGCAGTCATTAAAATAGATCCGATAAATCAGGTGGTTTATAATTCGGTCCTTTTAAGACCTTTCCATCTTCTCGGTATATTGGTTTACCGTCCTCACCGAGCTTGGACATATTACTTTCATGGACACGGTTTAGAGCTTCGTCTAAAAACCATCCCATATTTTCAGCATACTGATAGCATACATATACTAAATCAGCTAACTCTTTTAATGCATGTTCTTGATGGTTTCTACCATGCATAAATAGCATACCTTCAGCTTCTAGGAATTCTTTAAATTCTTCAACAATTAATTTATGTTGAACAGCTCTAGTTGGTCTATCAGCTCTGTTGCTTAGGTTGTATTTGGATCGGAATTCCTTCGCCTGTTCTGATAAGAAGGTTTTCTTCATGGTGGAGTTCGTTCTCTAAGTAGTGGATTGCTTTTTGTAAGTCTTGTATCTTACTATCCTTGTAGCCTGCTCTGCAGATATACTTGATAGCATTTCCGAGGTGGAAGTTTAAGCCCTGTTGTCTAACAAAATCCCAAACATCGATAGATCCTCGTTGATAGTAGGTTGGACCTTTGGCCATTTGTTAACTAAATTTGTTATTGAATTTGATAGGACAAAGTTTTGATGTTGTAAAGCCATTAGAAGTGTAATAACATCTTCTTTATGATCATGGAAAGTATCTTGTAACTTATCATGTAGTACTCTTAACTTTAAATCCTGCTCATACGTCAATTCTGTAATCGGTGGCGGGGGACCATAAGATGGGTTGCTGTTTTGTGAAGTCATAATCATCAACTGTTAAGATACGTGCAAGTCTAGCATTAATTAAAGCGTCTTCTTCAGTTAAACCTTTATCCTTAAAAGCTTTGACTACAGTTTTCCAACTATAACCTTCTTCTTCAAATAAAGTTTCAGCTCTTTTAACACCAATTCCTGGAATTCCTGAATAACCATCAGTTTGATCCCCAGCACAGCTTTGGATTAGATGCCATTTAGCACCTTCATCTTCTTTGACTGTGAATACATCATCAAAATTATATAGTTGTCCGGGTATTTGTCGCATATCCTTGTCAGGTGATACTATACAATTACCGGGATATTTTGTGGAGTAAATACCCATCGCATCATCAGCTTCAAGAGTAGGTTTAATAATAACCTTATACTCTTCTTTTAAAGCTTCTATGACACGTTTATAGCCACACGGCTTCTTCCGATTGCGGTGACCTTTGTATGACTCCAAGATTTTTTTCCTAAAATTTATACTGTCGGAAAAGAACAGTATTATATCAGAGAATGACCCAAATTTGTTTTGAATCTTGGTAAGCTCTCTACGTGTTGCGGAGTATGCATCACTAAAGTTAGAAGTGACAAGAATAACATCGTTGCCAAAGTCCACTTCACTTTCTGCCGCCGCGCACGCTTTATAGACGATAAAGTCTGCATCTATTAATAATTTCATATATTAGTGGACATCTGCCCAAGTAGTACCTGACTGTGAGTCAGCAGCTATGGGTATTCGTAAACTGTAATACTCTCCTGCTTCAGCAGCGGAGCGAACAAGAAGAGATTTGAGATCATCAACATGTTCTGGTTCAGATTCAAACTGCAACTCGTCATGAATAAAAGCGAGCTGGTGACAGTGTAAATCCATTTTCTTAATTTGGTCATGGGTGATAACCATCCAACGTTTTGCTAAGAGCGCCGACGACCCTTGTATGAGATAATTTAGAGACTTATGTTTCGAGTCACACAGGATACGACGGTTGTCGAGTCCGCGAACATAACCCCTCTCACTAGCTTTGTGTACCGCTTCCAACAGTTCTTTAAGACCCGGAATGGCAGCAACATAAGCTTCCCTAAGTTCTTTACCTTTCTTTCTCGCCTCGTTCTCGGAAAGCCCTTTGTCATAAGTATATCCTAATTTAAGGTTTCCTGCTCCGTAGAGGAAGGCGTAGCTGATTGTTTTAACATCCCGTCTCGAAACTCCGATACGCTCGGCGTTGGTGGTGTGGATATCTCCGGTGAGGAGAATTTTGGTGTAACGTCCTTGATCGTATCTGGCGAGATAGTGGGCAAGCATCCTGAGCTCAATACCGCTAAGGTCGGCACCCACCATAACCTTGCGAGGTGATGCGGTGAATAGTTTTCTAAATCTTTCATCTGATGGTACTTGTGCTAAATTTGGGTTTCGATGGGCACACCTAAAAGTAGAGGTGGCGACTGAACAGTGGTGGTGTATCCTAGACTTCGTAACAAGCTTCTGCCATGCGTTCTTTCCTTCGGATATCATCCCAAGCGCTTTGGTCAGTTCCAGTATCTTCAAAAAAGACAGGGCAATATCCGTCCCAATCTCTTTTAACACTGGTTCGTCTATGATCGGTTTGTTGGACTTCAAGGTCATTAATGACGGTGTCCAACCACAGTGTGTTTGTAGTATCCATGCTATGTGGTCCCTACTTGTAGGATTAAGCTCCTTAAGTCGAGTAAATGATGCTCCTTCTATATATCCCTGTGTCCTGTTATTTCGTTTAGGAGTGAACAACGCTCCTGCAACGTAAGGGAATTGTCTGCGAAGTAAGCTAGTAGTTTCTTCCATCTCTCGTCTGAGAGTTGATTCGAGCTCTCTAGCTTGACGTTCATTAAAGTACCATCCATGAATTTCTTGTTGAGTAAGTATTTGTGCTACCTGATGCTCTAACGAGACCCATTCAGGTATGGGAGGAAATGTTTGCATAGTTTAGTAGTAACTGCAACATCTTGTTCGCAGTAATCCTGCATCTCTTGAGACCATTCCTTCCAATCGGTGGTTTTACCAAAGTTCCCTTTGTACTCACCTAACCGATATCCGTATGCCTCAAGAGAATGTCTTCCATATAATTGTAATGGCATATGGGGCCATGCATGTTTCTGATCTATATCAAAAAGGTTAGGATGATAAAGCCTAGATAAAATAAGAGTGTCCAGTATATTACTAGGGGGAGTGAACCAAGGATAAAGCTTTCGTATGATAGGTAAGTCAAAGCCGATAATATTATGACCGACAAGAACATCTGCTGTTTCGAGCCATTGAAGACCCGTATGTATGGCGTAATTACCAGCCATCGGAGCATCTTCCTTGATATCGTATGTCCCGTCTCCATAAGGCTCATCATTAAACGACTCGGTGACGTCAATCTCACCCCAATGGAGTGCAACACAGTGGATACTAGTGGCATTATGGAGTAGACCGTTTGTTTCTAGGTCGAACACGATCGTTCCCACCTTGGTTCCATTGGTAGGTTTTGTCAACGAACTTGGCTTTTTCAACGTCTTGTTGCGATGGTGGATTAGGTGTATTCAGTTTTGCTACGTAAGCATCCCAAGGATGTACATAGTTAGAAGTCTGTTGCGGGGTTGAATCCTGATTCGGGTTCAATTTCATGTTCGTTAAATCTGCAAGTGTTTAAATCGTAACTTAGTTGACATGCGACGCCAACTTCGCCTGAATAGCGATTTTTAAGGATTCTAACAGTCGTAAGCTTTCGTTCATCTCCGCTCTGCTGATCGACTTCGAGGGCAATAACTTGATCTGAAATTTGAGCGATGCTGTGAGATCCTCTAAGCGAGGACAGACTAACTCTTCCTCCTTCTTCATGAGAGTGTTTATCATTAC